TCTTATTATCTTCTGCTCTATATACAGACCTGCAGCCTTACCTCGTGCAACTTCTGCATTAACTGCAGCTGACCACGCTTTCTTATCTCTAGCTTCATCTCTAAGTTTACCTAATTCTGCTATGTGATTACCAAACGTAACTTCATATTGTTTTTGCCATTCTTCTCTGAGCTCACCAATATATTGAACCACAAGTGGATATCTTTTTGGATTCTGTAATATGCTAGCAGCCTGTCTTGCTGAGTCTTTTGCATAACCTGCTTCTATTGCACATTGAGTAGCGTTCATTCTACCTTGTTGAGATATTAAAAGATTTGCAAATTTCATTTGCTGCTCTGTTAATTTTTTTGGAACTCCCATTATAATTTATCCTTTAATGATTCTAAGTATTTATCATCTTCATACATTTTCTTTTCCTCTTCATAACCTTCCATCAATAAATCTGATGTGGTTTTTTCTTTTTTACCGAAGATTCTATCAAATTCTTTTTTGTATAAATCGTTGGTAGGTCTTGATCTACCGTCCCATTTTTCTTTTTTAATTGTCATTATGTCGCATTTCTCCTCTCTTGACTTTTAACATAACAATTATATATTTGCAATAGAAGTTAGGGTAGAAAACATTAACAAATGTATTCTGGTTCAACCCTTACTCCTTTTGTTTTTATTGTTATTGGCGTTCGGCTTACGACATCCTGGGAGATAACCATTGGATTGATACTGGGGCGCCAATTTTAAAAGATAGAATTATGAATGGAAGATTACTTAGACAAATTTTAGATAAGATGATGAAGGGCAACTTGCAGACTGGTAATGCAAGAGTTCAAGTTTGTTTGCCTGACGGAAAATATTATGACATTTCTTCTTTACAATTGATGGAAAATAAAATATTGGGAGCAAGAGAGACACACCGACTCGTCNTTACTGTCAAAGCAGAAACATGGAATATGGGTAAAGTTTTGAAGAAGATTGGCTAGCCTGTTAGTCTAAAAAACTAATGAAACCTGAAACTAAATTTTATGGACAAATTAAAAAATATATTACTGAAATATCCTGGATTAGGATTGAAAACCTTGCTGTTCCTGGCACTCCCGATCTATTGGGTTATAATAATAACTGCCACTTTTTCACTGTTGAGCTGAAATATACAAAAACAAACAAGATAAAGTTTTCTCCACATCAAATTGGCTTCCATGTACGCCACCCACTCAACACATTTATCCTAGTTTTGGATGCCTCTCTTAACGTTCCAAAACTTTATGAGGGAAAAGATATAAAGGACCTTGTAGCCGGAGGCCTGAAGCTTGAGCCCAAAGAATCAGGGTTCAAAGACATTCAAAAATTTTTATCATTGCTTGGCGCTTGACGCTTGTTGCTTGAATCCGGAATCCGGGAGCTTGTTGCTTGTTGCTTGTCGTTTGCTGCGACAAATTGACGCGCGACATTATGTCGCACGCCTTGAATAATCTGAATTCTTGTACCTGGATCCAGGGAGCTTGTTGCTTGTCGCTTGAGTCCTATATCCATTCTGGTAGGCCCAGGCTTCATGGATCTTAATCGTCTTTTTGCTCAGGCGCTTGTCGCTTGTCGCTTGGTGCTTGTTGCTTGTCGCTTGTGGCTTCTTCATCTTCTTCCTTTCTCTGTGACTTATTGTCCCTGCGACAATTTGTCGCAAGGTCTTTGTAATATTTTGGATGTCTAAATACAAATGTCATTAATGCTTGCCGTAGGTTATATTTTTAATTGCAGGATCCCAGCAAGCTCGGCAATCACCGCAGGCGTTGTCTTGATCAGGAGCTGGACAAGTTCGACTAGTTGTCGAGACTGTTGAAGTATTGGGCCAGGATTCCGGGGCCTCCTGGTCAATCATCGTTGCGGAAAATCTTATAACTAGATTAGCTGGTTTTTGATCTAGATATTTTTTTGTCCAGGCTTCTCTAGTTGGCATCCAGTGTTTTTTTGTAGGTGTATTTTTACACACTTCAAAAATTTTTAAAAGGTGCTCTTCGTCTTGAACGTCCCCTGAGTCATGCCATCTAAATTCACCTGCTTTTTTAGAATTAATTAATGTTGTCATAGCGTCAACCCAATAAGGGTTCTTTGTAGCCTCCAGTCTTCTATATTGAGCAGCCTGTACAACCGCGAAAACATAACAGCCTTTATTTGCATAACAGCCGCTGCATACAGAGTTTTCAACGTCTACTAATTTTTTACCTGTTTTACATTCTGCAGCAGGTAAACCATAGGCCCATCCTGGCATCTTAGAAGGTTTTGAAAGACCTCCAACCAGGGTCCATGCTTCTTTTGTATTCATATATTTCTCCTTTTGTTAATTTTTATAATTATAAACTAATTTAAATTTTAATTCACTTGTCAATATTGTCGCAGCTTGTTGCTTGTTGCTTGTTGCTTTTGTCTATTATTAATTTTGTCGCGCGACAAAATGTCGCAGCTTGTGGCTTAATGCTTGGGGCCTGCGGCCCCAAACCTTCCAGTATTTTAACTGCTCTATAAGGCGGCTACTAGGTAGCGGCAATTTTTGAGCTAGTAGGATTGCTGTATCACCTTTGACCATTCCACCAGATAGTACCACCATGACGGGCATCTCGTACTTTTTGCCTTACTGGAATCCGGCTCCCTGATCCCAGGTCTATATACAGCGCAAGCAAATATGCCTTTATGGGATGATCAGTCCCCTCTGATATAGACCAGGGATCAGTAGTAGCACGCTCTTTAGTGAGGCTTGCTACTGATCCTATTAAGTGGCTACTTAATCTCTTCTCGCCAACTAGCCGAAGCGTCGCCATACTTCGACCAATCTTGCACAAGCTTGTTGTTGTGCTTGATGAGTGCATTTAGATATAATTTCTCACTTACACCCAATTCATCTAACTCGTTATGATCTTTGTACTCATCAATCAAATCGGCTACGGCTTCTATTGTTCGAGCCAGAGCGAATGAAGATGGAGTGTAGCCATTTTCTTTTTCAGTAAAATGAGACAGGCTATAAGTCATAATCATATATTTCTCCTTTTTGTTAATATATCTAATTATAGCATAGGACAATCCTATCTTCAATAACTATTTTCGGACAGATTGACGCATGTACCCTGATGCCTGTAGCTTAGAACCATTCTAAAAAAACCTGTCAACATGACAGATTGACGCGCGACAAAATGTCGCAGGCTCCATGCGACAATGTTGCCAATGGTCTAAATTTTTTTAATTTGGTATAATTAGCACTCAATAAACAAAGGAGTATAATAAATGACTAAAATGACTAAATATCAACTTGAGCATTTTGAAAGTAAAGTGCGAAGACAATTTGATCCATTAATTGATGACCAAGAGTTATTAGTTAAACAATATAAAACCGAAGCAACTAATAAAGCAGTTGCCAAACTTTCTAAAAAAATGGGTGCTGATAAAATCATCTCTAAATTTAGAGAGGCCGAACAAAAGTTAAAAGAAGCGCAGGCAAGCGCTAAAACTTTTTTTCAGAAAAAAGCAGAAAGTGAAGATGATCTAAAAAGAAAGTTCCATAAAGATTATGGCCGTAGTAGTTATTATGATCGTGATGAAATTACCTTGTCCGATTGTGAAGAGCAACTAAGGGATTGGGCTTCAAATCTTGCTTCTAAAGAAATAGAAAAAAGACCAGAGGGCGAGAAATTAAAAATGCTTAAAGACTTAAAACAAAAGGCATTGGACACAGTGTTAGAAAGTGGAACACCAGAAGCACTGGCAATTTCTTTAAATGCTGTATGTAAAAAGATTGGATCAAGTTGGAATACAGAATTAACTGCATTACCAAGTCCGACAAAAGACTAACTGCGACAATATTGACAATGGTGCATGGTTCTGGAATCTGGTATCATGCACCTATTAACCAAAAGGAGAAATATGAACGACGAAATAAAAGACAGATCAATCAACCCATTAATTAGAATCGCAGATACATTAGATGAGATTTTGCGATTAGTGAAAAAAGACATGGACGATAGCAAGGCTCGTATCACTAAAGAATGGGACAGTAAATTAGATCAACATGATTTACCATTTCCAGAAGTAGAGGAGAAATAATATGCCAATGCCAACATCAGTTTTAAATACTTTAATTAAATTACGACACATGAGTGGAGAGGAAATCAGGGAGTATTTTAAAAAAAGAGCAGACTTTCATAGTAAGTATCCAAAAAATCCCAAATCTAAATGGACACCAAAGGAATGGGCTATTGATCAAGAAAAATGGCATGGATTAAAAAACGAGAAAACCTACTCAAAACATTTTGAGTAGGTGCGACAATATTGACAATGGCTCTTAACGAGCCATTGTGCTAATATAGGTTATTAACAATAAAGGAGAAATATGACAGAACAAAAAACACACAAAAGATCAAATAGATTTACAGGAGAATCTGTAATGCTAACTAGAGAAGAGGCCACTAAACATGATGCCATATTTTATTATGAATATAGTGCAACCCTAGAAGATAAAAAATTAGGTTGGGGTGGTTCTAAACTTTGGGACAAAGTCAGAGAAAATATTAATTGGTTTAGAAAA